GCTTCTTCTTCAGTGTTTTGTTGCCATTTCTTTCTTAGATATCTAAAGTCAGTTAAGGTGGCTTGCAGTGTTCCTAATATACTAGCAAGACGTACCTTTCGTTTTAGTGATGCTACTGTATCCTCTGATCTTACTACTACTTCAGAGAGGTTACAGAATTGGTTAGGTCTTAAGATGATTTCACTGCATGGGTTAGTACCGAAGTCATGCTCAGGGTCTCGTCTTCCATTCTTAGCCGCTTGTTTCTGACTAGCTACTCGACTAAAGAAACCACGCTCACCACTTCTACTTTCATACAAGCTAGACCACTCGTTCAAGAAAGCCTCGAAGTCAGGCTTCTCTGTGTAACATGCGCTGTTGTTAGCCAGACCACGCTGAGGATTATCTAACCACCACTGTCCTGTCTTGGCTCTTCTAACGCGGTCATCGGTGAGGTTACTGAGACTGATAAGAGCCGATCTTCTGACTCCTCCAACGATGACGATTTGTGCAATCTTACAGCAGATATCGTGGCATTCGATGGAAGAGAGTTTTCTACCTGCGGCAGACCGAAAGACTTCAACAGTGAACTTGAAGAGGTCTTCCAAAGGCTCTGCGCCACTTGCTCTACCTCCGAAGGTTTTAAGCACTGTCCCCGCAGGACGAACTCTAGATAAGTCCCACTCAGGAACTTGACCACTATAGAGCATTGTGATAAGTTCACGGTAGGCTTTAGCCCATCCAATCTTAGAGTCGGCAACGTGGATGATTGTTTCTGTGGCATGGAAGTCCTCCGATACTTCTGGTAATTTAGTTATGTACTGTCGCTCAACGCTGAAGCCACAACCAGTACCGCACATTAAGATATACATCATCTCATCGAATGCTTTAGGGTGGTCAATAGGCAGGTAGCTACAATTGAATCCTGCTACGTTGTCTCTGTCTAGTGCTTCACCCGCTGTCATCAAGGCTCTCATCGAGGGCATGACTTCTAAGTTTGTGATAGCTTCTCTTAGCTCCTCACCTGTCTTATCATCAAGGCTACCTCTGTTCTTGAAGTATGAGATGTATCTATCTACTGTCTCATCCCAAGTCTCTCGTCTTTGTTTCTCTGGTATATATCTAGCGTATCTGCTCTTGTGAATATAACTCTGGTATACGTCCATTATTTCTTTACCTTTTTAGATTTCTTTTCTTTCTTTATATCTTCATCTGAATGATCTTTCACGTTAGCCTTACCGAATATTGCATCCCAGTTATTGTCAAATGTTTCTGGGTTTGGTATTGGTCTAGGGCTACTACCTTTACCTGACATAGTAACCTCCTATTGTAGTGTCGTGGAGTCTTCAGGCTCACCTGTCATTAGCCCCAACTTAGCGGCTTCTAACATAAACACAGTTTCCATGATACTCATACTAGTACCGACTGTGGTGTAACCATCAGGGTTAAATACAACAAGAGCAAACTCTGTATCAGCATCAGCCTCTGATATCTGCATACCATCGATAGCTGACTGTAGCTTTTCTAATGTGGTACTACGCTCTTTCTTGTCACTAAAGTTTCCATCTATGATATTCATGTTGATTCCTTTTGTTCTATTAGTTTGTCAAGATACCATTTAGCTTTCTTTAAATCTTCCAGTGCTTTCTTCTTATAAGTATAACGCCAGAGATACTTTAGGACATTACCTTTTAGATATCCCTCAAAGGCTGTTGAACCCATAGACTCTTCGATGGCATCAATACACTGGATACTTCCCATGTTGTAGTGAGGCGGTTCTTCTACCATCTCGTCTATCTTACTTGCTTCTTTCTCAGCCATGTTCTTATAGCTTAAGAGGGCGGCAGAGTGGCTTGCTTTATCCCACTGCTCTGGTGTTGCATCATTGATACTCATTCTAATTCCTCCTCAAGTTCTTCGTAGCGTTCTTCTATCTTGTCCTTAAACTTATCAACAAGGTCTTCACTGGCTATGTCTAATACTTCTAGCAGTGTGATCTCGTCTAGGTGAGCAAGACGTTCGCATAAGTCTTTAAATGTTAGTGCCATACTTCTTCTCCAAGTAGGACATTGATACTGGCATCTCGTCAAACTGTCCTTTGTTGACTTCATGGAGCATCCAGATTCCACTCCAACTGCCGTTAGTCTGATGGTTTAGATAGTCCTCATCGTGAGCATAGTAGATACCTGCAAACAGTCCAGTGATTCTAGTTCCGTCTGCTTTCTTAGAGTAAGCACACTCTCTATCTTGAACATGTCCCATGATACAGCTCTGATGTTTCTTAGTAAGCATTGATCGTGCGCTACTTACTGGTCTACCCATGACACCACTAGTGAAGTAATGGCAGTAGGCTACATCATCGATGATCGCAGGTTCTAGAAAGTCATATACTTCCCAACCATAATCGTCAAGCTTAAAGTCTTCATAGCCGATAAGTCCATCTAGCTTGGCATCGTTTTCAATGGCTCGCTCGATACGTTGTTCATGATTACCAACAAGGAATACCATTCTAGGATTCCATACTTTCTTTCGGTTCTGACGTAACCTTTTCTGCTCATCTCTGATGGGTTTTAGAAAGGCTTCCATACCTCGATGCCCTGCTTCTATGTCATTGGTGTAACGTCTGCCTTCGAATGACTTCTTACCTACATCGTACATTGATAGGCTAGGCATATCCCAGTGGTCACCAAGATGAACAATAACTTCTGGCTTCTTGGATGCGGCATACTTACCTGCCCACTCAAGATGGTCATAAGATTGATCTGGTTTACATTGGGTGTCTGGTATTACTAAGTGTCTAACTGTCATTTGCTTTTCGCTCCTCACGCTCTGCGTTGGTCTTCTTCTGATGGCAAGGTTTACATAACACCTGTAGTCCATCAACCTCACAGAACATATTCTCTACGAATTTAGGAAGGTCATCATACTTGCGTAGTGTACCCGCAGGTACGATGTGATCTACTTGAACTTCCTTATCTTTGAACCACTCATCACAACAGGCACATTGGAACTCGAAGCGGTGTCGCTCACCAATGACTGCTTTCTTAGCCAGTGCTTTGGCGGCATAACGTGGTGGGAATCTACGGTTCGCTTCTCTTAGTGCTGAACGTATGAATCCCCAATACCTTGCTTCTGTCCACTTAGCTCCTGCTCTTGTACGTGGTACTCTGGGTTTCTTAGCCATTAACCTACCCTCACTTGAAGCTTGTCTTTAGCATCAATGTCTGCGCTAGTAGGTGGTTGAGGTGGTGATACAGCGATAGGGTTCTTTGAGTTGTAGTCCTGCTTACGTGCTACAGGGTCAACCCACCATTCATTCTCATATCTGCGTAGGAAGAGCAGTCTTGCGTTCTCATATACTCCTTCTACATGACCCTTGTAACAGGTCACTACAGCCTGATATAAATCCTCTTCTGTTTCACACCACTCTAATGCTTTGGTTGCCTTGACCTCGCCAATACCAACACATCCTTGTATGTTATCTACCCTATCCCCTGTAAGCATCTGCTTGTATAGAAAGTAAAGTCCCTGCCATTCATTAACCTCAGACCACTCGCGTTTATTAATGTTGAAGTGTCTGCAAGGTACTTGAAGGAAGTCTTTATCTACACTAGCAATGACTGTATGTTTGCCTTGAGTCGTAGCTTCGATAGCAATGGCATCGTCAGCTTCCTGTCCCTCGACAACTACAGCATCCCATTCCTCTGTCATGTAATCTCTTAACGCATAGAAGTGGGAGGGCTTCTCAGATGTTCGTGTTCCTTTGTATGGTTGTATTGTGGCAAGTGCATTCCTGAAGTTACCTTTGCCTGTTAGGTAAAGTTGATAGGGGACTGCATCATCACAGCCCCTTACCAAGATATCCAACACTAAGTTATTCAACTGAGAGAACGCTGTCTCTACTGTCTCATCTTTACAGGCATATCCAATCCTGTAACTTAAGATGTCGGCATCGATGAGTAACATTAGATTACATCATCCATATCTACACCACCGCCATCACCATCCTTATCGTAGACAGCTACCTCTGTAATCAGAAGCTTGGCTAGACTAGGTGAAGTACCCTGCTTGCCTTTGAAGTCCCAATGATATGGCTTGATAGCCGCGTTAGCTTTAGTGCCATTACCTATGAGTCCTGAGTCTACATCATCCATGTCTGCA